GACTAGAGCACAAGGTCAAGGCTATCACCTCTCAACAGGAGGTCAATGGTTTCTACCTTGATGAGTTCAAGGCTATGTCTTTGAGCGCAGAGTTCTCGGAGAAGCTAACCGATATCACCGAGAGAATGCAGGAGATATTCCCGCCGAAAGAGATACAGTTAAAGACCAAGGTAAAGTATGAACCATTCAACCCCGGCTCTCGTAAGCAGATTGCAGAGAGACTGATGGAGCGTGGGTGGAAACCTAAGAAGCACACTGATAAAGGTAACGTGGTGGTGGACGAGACTACCTTGGCAACCATTGACATGGACGAGGCCAAAGTCTTGTCAGAGTACCTGATGCTACAGAAGAGAGCAGCGCAGGTTAAGTCTTGGCTAGAGGCAATACACCCCAACACAGGGAGGGTACACGGGAGAGTGCTGACACTCCAGACAATCACAGGGAGAATGGCTCACGCCTCTCCTAACATGGCACAGGTACCCGCTGTCTACTCACCCTACGGAGCGGAGTGCAGAAGACTATGGGTACCCTCCAACCCTAGGAAGCAGAACCTTGTGGGTATAGATGCATCTTCCATTGAACTGAGGATGCTCTGCCACTACATGAACGATCCAGAGTACACAGAGATCGTGGTCTCTGGTGACATACACACAGCTAACCAAGAGAGAGCAGGTCTAAGCTCACGTTCCCAATCGAAAACATTTATCTATGCTTTTCTCTACGGTGCAGGCGCTGCCAAGATCGGGAGCATAGTGGAGGGCAGTGCCAAGGACGGACAGGAACTGATAGATAATTTTCTAGAGGCTACCCCTGCCCTACAAGAGGCACGGCACAGGGTCACCCTGACCGCTGAGAGAAGCGGGATCATCAGAGGACTAGACGGGAGGATGCTATGGATCAGGTCACCTCACGCTGCCCTGAACACGCAACTGCAAGGGGCCGCAGCGGTGGTGATGAAGCGAGCACTCCTGATATTTCACAAGGAGTTAGCGTCTTCGCCTTGTACAGGGAGGGCAAAGTTTGTTGCAAATGTCCACGATGAATGGCAGTTAGAGGTTGACAAACCCCTGTCAGATATGGTAGGTACACTGGGAATAGAAAGTATCAAGAAAGCAGGAGAGTACTACAAATTAAATTGCCCACTGACAGGTGAGTACAACGTAGGTACCAACTGGGCAGAGACGCACTAGGTAAACTTAGCAAACCAAAGGAGGTTAAATAGATGGACCACGTTGAAACAATAAGGACACTGGAGCACAATGTATCTGAGGTGACGAAGCAGTTGTATGACTCTTACAAAAGGGTAGCAGAGCTAACACAGGAGCGAGACAATCTGGTACACCATCAACTATCGGCCAGTGAAATTACAAGCAAGGGAAAAAAAGTGTTGACAACCTACGTTGAAGATGCTATGAACTGTAACATCAAAACATTCCAGAATATTCTGGGCAAACTTAAAGGAGTTTAGATAACATGCCAATTGTACAAGGTACAGCTTACTGGGCAAAACTTGATCCGCAATCACCAGCACAGAAGTATCAGACTACTTCTAAAGAGGACACCGAGTGGTGCCTTGACCTTGGGCTGGATGCCAAGGCAGTCAAGATGATAGAGGGCATGAACCCCTCTGCCTCTGTCAAGGACGGGAAGAAGAAGAACCACGCCAGTGGTGGACCCTTCTTCAAGTTCAAGAAGAACGCCTTCACCCGAGAGGGCAAGCAGCTTCCTGCTCCCCGTGTGGTGGACGCACAGAAGAATGATATCTCTGGCACTGCCATTGGTAACGGGAGCAAGGTCAATGTTCTCTTCCGTTCCAAAGAGATGGAGCAAGGACAGTGGGCAGGTAAGAGCGTGTTCTACCTAGACGCTATCCAAGTTCTTGAACTGGTACCCTACGATGGGCCAGCACACGAAGATTTCTCCACCGTGGACAGTGGGTACACGGGAGAAGAAGACTTCTCCAACGAGACCAACGAAGACAAAGGACTCTAGGAGGTGGTAGGCAGCAAGATTGATTCTCTTCTGGTGGATATCAGCAGTCGTTTAGAAGAGGGTAAGGGACCAGCGAAGGACAATCTTGCTGTCTTCCTAGAAGAAATAAAGGAGGTGATGGAAAACTTTTTTGAAGAGAGTACCAACCGTGACAACAAGGGGAAGCTAAGACTATCAGCGGTTGGAAGAGAGGATAGAAAGCTCTGGTACGATTACCACGGGTACGAGAAAGAACCTCTGAATACAGATGCGCGTATCAAGTTCTGCTTTGGTCATCTGCTAGAAGCTTTCGTCCTTATCCTTGTCAAGGAAGCAGGTCACAGTGTAAAGGATTGTCAGAAAGAAGTAACAGTGGGGCAGGTCAAGGGACACATAGACTGTCTGATAGATGATGAGCTAGTGGATGTTAAGTCTGCCTCTCCCTATGGATTTAAAAAGTTTGTTGACGGGAGCATACTCAAGGGCGACGATCCCTTTGGCTACCTGTACCAGCTAAGTTCCTACGGTAAAGCACTGGGGAAAGAGAAGGGTTACTTCCTGTCCATTGACAAGAGCGGTGGAGGACTCAACCTGCTAGAGGTACCACTGGACAGAGTGGACCCTGTTCAGAGAATAACATACCTGAAAGAGATTATGCCCCATGATCTTCCCCCTGCCCGGTGCTACTCAGAGGTAGAAGAAGCATCAGGTAACAGGAAGCTGGGGTTCAACTGTAAGTACTGTGACTTCAAGTCAAAGTGCTGGGAAGATTCTAACAACGGACAAGGTCTCAGGAAGTACAACTACTCCCGAGGACCTGAGTACTTCACCCATGTACAGCGGGAACCCAGAGTAGAGGAGGATTTCTTTTGAGCGCCGCCCCTAGACCAGATCAATCTATCATCCTGTCTTACCAAGAGTGTAAGTTCTGCTCCTCCTCCAACGGTTTTGTCTTCTATGACAGCCACGGTTACTGTTACACTTGTAATGAGGTATGGTTTGGAGAAGACTACGATCAAGCACTGGAGGATATGAACGAAATGCACTGGACCTTTAGAGATGACAAGACACGGGTCTCTGACCCTGATCACTACTTTGGTTTTGTTTACCTGATCACCAACAAGAAGAACCATAGGAAGTACGTGGGGTGTAAGCAGTACTGGCAGATGAGGCACAGGAAAAGGTACAAGCCTTCCAACTGGAAAGTATACACCTCTTCTTCCAAGGAACTGTGTGCTGACATAGAGAAGATCGGGAAGAGAAACTTTAAGTTTGAGATCATACAAGAGTACGAGACCAAGCGAGGCCTGCACTACTACGAGCAGTACTACCAGATGAAGTACCATGTGCTCACCGCTGTGCTAGAGGGAACAGACCAGAAGGAATACTATAACAAGAACGTGGGAGGAGTCAGGTTCTATGTTCCTTTGGAAACATATGAAGACCCGGCACATGGACGTGCGATTTCGGCGGCCATGTCTAAAGGTCCCTACAGAATTACCTTTGACACTGGTAGAGAAATTATCATTGACAACCTTAAAGGATGGGCGAAAGAAAACAATTATTACGATCAGTTACTTTATCACATATTAAATAAAACAAAAACTAAAAGAAATAAAAAAGATAAGAAAGCCTATTTAAGAAAAAGACATAAAGATATCATAGGAGTGGAGCGTGTAACAAATGACATGGGGGAGTAGCTATGAAGGCTCCTCTTTTGCCATTGAGTCTGTACTGGATGAAGGAGTCCACGATTACCATTCACCGGAGAGGGTACTATTTCTGTGCGTCATTCTTCAGCAACTGCTTGACGCAACTAAGCCACTACACCCCGGTGATAGTACCTACACTTCTGTCAACAGGGAGAGAGCTAGGTCTTGGCTAACCACAGACGTAGGCGTAACAGCGGAGGACAAGGAAGAGGTTTGTTTTCTTGCAGGAATTGAACCAGAAGCCTTGACAACCTACGCAAGAAAGGTTATAGATACAAAAGAAGTTCCGTTTATACGCAAGAGAATCAATGCAATATTACATGAACCTATCACAGTGGTTGAAGAGAAAGAGGAGACGGTAGCACATGATAAGGAAAGCAACAGAAGGACAGGTGGGTGGTACTCACTATAAAGAATGTAAAATTCAACCTGTTCAATATATTCACGCCAACAAGCTTGGATTCCTAGAGGGAAACATAGTAAAATATATTACCCGCCACCGTACCAAGGGAGAAGGTGCCTTGGATATTCTTAAAGTAAAGCACTATGCAGACTTGATCCTTCAGCTTGAGTATGATATGAACACAGAAGAAGACGCTGTTCTTCTTTCACAAGAGGTGCATTCAACATGGAACCCAGACTCTACCTGACAGAAGAATTTATTATGTTTGACGGTGAACCTGTGGCCAAGGTATGGGACGGGGCAGACGAAATATTAGTTAAGAAGTTTGAATACTTCTTACAGGACCTAGAGGAGATCATTGATGAACATGGGCCAGACTCAGAAGATGCTTGATAATCAGATTACCCTACCCAGTAACTACCAAAGTTTTATTCATATGTCTCGCTACTCCAGATGGCTGGAGGAAGAGGGGCGTAGAGAAACGTGGGAAGAAACCATTGACAGGTACCTCTCCTTTATGGCAGACCACTTGAAGGATAACTTCTCCTACTCTCTCTTTGGCGTGGAGTTAGCTGACATTCGGAGAGGGATGTTGAACCTAGAGGTACTGGGTTCCATGAGAGCACTGATGACAGCTGGCCCTGCGCTGGAGCGTGAGCACGTGGCAGGGTACAACTGTTCCTACCTCCCTGTGGATTCACCCCGCTCCTTTGACGAGTGCCTGTACATTCTGATGAACGGCACAGGGGTTGGTTTCTCTGTTGAACGTCAGTACATCAGCAACCTGCCCACCATACCTGACCAATACTTTGAGAGCACAGACGATGTTGTCTCTGTCACTGACTCAAAGGAAGGGTGGGCCAGAGGACTGCGGGATCTTATCTCTCTCCTGTACACCAATCGTATACCCAAGATAGACACCAGTAAGATACGCCCTGCCGGTGCCAGACTTAAAACTTTTGGAGGAAGGGCATCAGGACCCGCACCTCTGGAAGAACTGTTTGACTTCACCATCCAGACGTTTAGAAAAGCCAAGGGGCGTAAGCTTACCTCCATAGAGTGTCACGATATCATGTGCAAGGTGGGCCAAGTGGTGGTGGTAGGAGGGGTCAGAAGGTCTGCCTTGATCTCACTCTCTAACCTCACTGATGAACGTATGCGTATGGCTAAGTCAGGTGAATGGTGGGTGGACAACCAACAGCGCGCCCTCTCCAACAACTCTGTCTGCTACACAGAGCGCCCTGACATGGGTATCTTTATGAAGGAATGGCTCTCCCTCTACGAGAGCAAGAGCGGAGAGCGTGGCATCTTCAACCGTGCCTCTGCACAGGCGAAGGCAGCTTCCAACGGTAGGCGTGATGGCTCCATAGAGTTTGGAACCAACCCCTGTTGTGAGATTATCCTGAGACCTTACCAGTTCTGTAACCTGTCAGAGGTTATCTGCAGGGCAGACGATACCATGGTGACGCTGAAGAACAAGATCAAGCTGGCCACTATACTGGGTACCTTCCAGTCCACGCTGACAGACTTTGGCTACCTGCGTAAGCGTTGGAAGGATACCACAGAGGAGGAGAGACTACTAGGTGTATCTCTGACAGGTATCATGGACTGCCCCGCTGTGTACGATGCCTCTCCAGAGGCTCTCCAACAACTGAGAGACGTAGCTGTTAAGACTAACAAGAAGCTGGCAGAGAAGCTGGGCATCAACCAGAGTACCGCTGTCACCTGTGTCAAGCCCTCTGGCACTGTGTCTCAACTGGTGGACGCTGCCTCTGGTATACATGCAAGGCACAACCCCTACTATGTCAGGACAGTCAGAGGAGATAACAAGGACCCCCTGACCCAGTTCCTGAAGGACAAGGGTGTACCATCAGAGCCTGACTTCACAGCGCCTGACAATGTAACCGTGTTCTCTTTCCCCATGAAGAGTCCAAAGGGTGCCATCTGCAGGTATGACATGGGAGCACTGGAACAACTGGAACTCTGGCTCAAGATTGCAGACAACTACTGTGAGCACAAGCCCTCTGTCACCAT